CTATAACCCATATCACGAACAGTACCGCCACGCTCTTGAACGAATACACATCTATTACCGATAAACTGTGGTTCACATTTCAATGCACCACGTTGTGTTTGTGTTTTCAAATAACAGTTAGTAGGTGTGATAGTCTTACTACCATCTACTATCCATTCATTACCGCTTGTTAAAACGATTAAGTCGTTAGCTGGTACAAGGTGTCTAATTTCATACATCTTACGATTGATAACAGGCAATGTGATTGCACTATCATCTGTAATCGTACCGCCTACCTTTTCTACCCCAAAGTTAGGATAATCACCAGTACGGCTAAACCAAATGAAGTTAGGCTTGCTATCTGTTGCAGCTACTACAAATCGGTCTTGGTAGAATGTACATAATTTCGGATAACCTTTGCCTTTATTCCAACTCCCAAGTTTCCATTGATAACTAGGCTCGCCCTCTTTAACACCACTTAGGATGTTTACTTTTGCACTCTTTGCATTGGCCACTTCTGTAACCTCAACCACTCCATATTGAGTGAATGGCATGATTGATAGATCACAGTTGATTGCTCCATCTTTAATATCTGATACGTATTTAAGCCTTGCTCCAACATCTATCTTACCTGTATCAGTTACGTTATAGTCGTTCTTAGAAGTATATGTTCTATAATCTTTCCACGTTTGACCGTCATTGTTAGAAATCTGCAACTTAACAGTACCTTCCCATGTGCCATGCGTTGTGAATTTCCATGACAATTCAGTATCAGTACTATAAGAACTAACATTGTAATTGATGTTGTTATATGTCTTTCCTTTTGACAATACAACCAACCCATGTTTTACTTTTTTCTCGACAACCTCACCGGCGGACTTTGTGTGTACTGCCTCAACGTAGTAGGCAATTTGAATTACACTACCTACCATATCTTGTGTGAAGAGGTCTTTTGTGGATGTGATTGTATCACCAGTTACAGTTAATGTGTGTCCATTATCTGTATTAATATCATCGTATGGTTGCTCTGACAGTTTATATGCACTCATTCTCCAGTCCGTATCGCTATATCTTGATAACGTTTGAATTGGATATTTGCCACTACAAATGAACATCACATCGCCACTTTGAACACAATTCAATTCACCAATAATGTCAGACTCAAACGGTGTTTCCACTTCTACATTCGTATACACACCATTTCGCCACACTCTAACATACGTATCACCAAATTCTAACATGAACGATTGATTTTGATTTGTCGTAATAACTGGTTTATCATGATACTTTGCATATCCAATAAACTGACTACCTTGCCTACGTGCCACCGCACCATAAGGTCTAATTACCGCATTTTCAGCAAGTAGCAATGCACTTTTATATTGTTCAAGGTCAAAGCGACTAGATACATCAGGCGATACCTCGCCTGTAGTAAATGCGACTTGCCCTATATATAGAGGTTGCATATCACCATCTCCTTACTTTCAAATAGCTACTAACATAAGGCACATCTAACTTGCGTTCTTTCGCACTCATAGACTTAGCCTCTTGGATGGCTGCTTGATATAGTTTATATGCTTGGTCGAATAAACCAGTATTACCAGTCAATGGCATTGCTAAATCAGAGGCCATTTTACATACCAACGCTTTAACAAATATAGGGTTCATTACGTCTGCATCGGTTATATCGTACACATAATCTATATTCATCAATGGTACATCAGATACGATGTACTTTGTATTGTTATCAGTTAGGTATACATCATATTCACGTTGCTTTTCAGCTCGGTATCTATCACCCTGTGGAATAACCGCAAGAATGCGAACACACTTTTCAGGATATGCATACACATAACCCCAACCATCAATCTTGTGTTCCGATAGCACCGCTCGTTCACGCTTACGTGCAAAGTTCCACTCGAACTGCTCTAACAATACTTTACGTGTTAGATCATAATGCAATCTGCATTGTCTAGCAGACTCTGTTTCTTCCGTCATAGAACGGATGCGACCTGCATTGATAAGAGATAATGCTTGATTGCAAATATCTGTAGGTGTCATTTCATCACCTCTCTATAAAAAAAGAGGGATGCATAAGCACCCCTCGTTCAATTATTCAGCAGTTTTGCTTTTTTGCCTTTAGCTTTTGCTTTTGGCTTTTCTTCTGTAGAGTCAGTTGGTTCTTCATCTACATCAGCAGTTTCTTCTGCTCCAACAGTTTCAAACAAATCTTTGAAGTAGTCTTTGTCATATTCGGCTACTTCTTCTTTTGTAAGTTCTACTGTTTGTCCTTCTTCAATTAAACCCTTTGTATTGTGATACAAAGTTACTTTTGCGATATATTCCATGTTAGCCACCTTATTTAATGTTAATACCACTTGTTAAGAATGCGGAGATAGTACCGCCAGTCATATTGTTTGCATTAATTCTAATGTACTTCTTGCCACCATTAGCTAAACGCACTTTGTATTCTGTGCCAGCTGTTGCATTAGCTACCATTGTAATGCCATGCAACAATACCGCATCAGCCATATTATCTTTATCAGATGTATACACGTTAAACAACGGTGTTCCAGTAACTGTTTTGTCAACACGAATTACAAGAAATAAGTTAGGGTCTGCATCGCCACCATTACCATTCATCACTACATCAGAGTTAGTGTTAGTTGTAATGTCTTTTTTCCAAAAAAATGTATTTTGAGTATCAATAATCATATATGTTTATCCCCCTATTAATTAAGCAGTAACACGTGCTTCTGTGGAAAGCAAAGCATCGATTTTACGTACTGGAATGCCGTTAGCACGTGTAACCATTTTACCCATTTCCATATCTTCTGTGATTGTAGAACCATGTACTTTGTTCTTTTGTAAACGTAAGAATGTGCGCAATTCTTGGTTCATGTACCATACTGGACGGCAGCCTGTAAGAGATTGCATTCGTTCTTCTGCACGGATCATTAAGTTAATCAAGTTAGGGCCTGCGGAAATATCTTCCTTGATTTGTTTCATATCGATATTTGCGATACGCACTACATAGCGCCAATCACGAACGCACAAACCGATATTTTGCTCAAAGTGAGTGCGATATGCCTCGAATAAAGAGCCATCAGGCTTAGTGATTGTTGTTCTACCTTTATCTTCTTGTTGTAAGCCAGCCTCTGTACCACGTGGATAAATACCATGTACAGTAAGAGGACCCCAACCTACAAGCCACATGGATGCAAGGTTTGCAGTACCACCAGCATCGATAATGTTTTTAGCGCTATCAGCTTTCTTAGGATCTAATGTATTGAAACGTGCGGATAAACCAACGAATTTTTCAGGTGTGCTTTCATCGCCGTAGAAAATAGTACGTGCGATTTCTTGACCCATAGCCTCAACAAATGCAGCATCTTCTGTGGCACGGAATGCTACAGGGTCATTAGACAATTTAACCAACTTAGCATCTACTTCGGAGTAAGCCTCCAACATACCGCATGTGTCGGTAATTTGTTTTGTAGTAGATTTGCTAGGTTGTACGCCGCCATAAAGCATTCGCCACGTAGCCTCAGGCAAACCAGTACGTACAGTTGTTTTGTTGGATGTACCATCGTTACATTCAATCATTGTCATATCTTGAATAATTTCGTTAGATTGGTTTAATTGTTCGATGATTTGTGCGATTTTTCCGTTAGGATCCATACGCTTTTGCAAATCAATTAAAGTAGGGTTTTGTGTTCCGATTGTAGCCATTAATTATTTTCTCCTTTTTACTTGAACATACTTGGATACAAATTACGTCTAATTGCATCTTCTGACTGCGTACTGCCAGTTGGTTGACCGCCACCAGCGTTATTATCTTCTGCAGCCATATCAGCGATTTTTTCAAACATTTGGATAACCTCAATACGATTACCCAAGCCATTTTCAGCTAATACTTCACGAATGTTAGGAATTGTCTTTTCAATCAACTCCACACCAGTTGCTGCTTTTTGTACGGTTGCACCGTATTTGTTACCCAACACCTCTTCGGTGTGTTTTCTGTACCCCTCATACTGCTCAACTAAAGCCTCTTGTTTTTTAGTTTCATAAGCAGTTACAAGGTCAGTTGCATACTTTTCACCAAATTTAGCCATTTCTACCGCTTGCTCTTGTGTAGCACCTACACCATTTAGCAATTTAGAAAACTCATCTGCGATTGTTTGGTCTACTTCGCCACTTTCAAACGCTTGTGAGAAATCATATGTAATTGGCTCTTGCGTTGTAGGCTCTACAGATGGCTCTTGTTGTGTTGGTTTAGTTGGCGGTTCTTGATTTCCGCCCAAGATAGTACTTTGCGGTTCTTGTGGTGTTCCACTATTTGCACTCGTTGTGTTATCATTCGTGCCTTGTGTTAAATCATCTGCCATAGTTATTCACCTTTTTCTTCTAAATCTTTAAATAGTTTTTGTTGATTGATATATTCCAGTTGTGCTTGATGGTATTTCTTTACACCCTCTACACCATCACCAATAGCACCAAGCATTTGCATATACGTTATTCCTACGCTCCGCCTACCCTCGTTAAAATAAGTTTCAGAGTTACCAGTAAATGAACGTTTTAAAATACCTGTATGGTCAAAAATTCGACAAAAAAACCACCTACCCAGTTCAGTACTGAGTACGTGGTTCAAAGCGTCTACATCACGCTCTCTCATATAATCTTTTACTTTTTTCATCTACACCCCCATACCCATTAACTGTTGCATTACTGGGTTTCCGTCATTGGCTGCATCTGTTGCTTGTTTAGCTGCTCCAGCCATTTGAGGTGCTAATTGTGCCA